TATCTGTTTAAAATATGTTATGTATGAACGTGAAGAGTCAAGAACTGGTCTAAACTGTGTAGCATCACGAGCATATATTTCTACAATATTACCATTTATACTTCTTACTTTTTCAATAACAGCTTGATCTAATACTAACAAATCAGTAAGAAATTTCTGTATAATACTAGGCCATGTCTCTTTTGATATATTAGGTCTATTTATAAATTCTTCTACAGCTTTAACACTACTCTTTTTACCATCTACCCTTATAGGTAAATGTGCTACTTCTTTAACTATTGAATCTATTGCTGGTCTAACATGAGAACTTCTTCTATAAATCTCTCTTAATGTATCAAAAGATAAAAGAGAATCTCTCTCCATATTCTGAGAAGAATACGACCAAGCCTGAGAATTTGTATTGTGGTCATCTCTCCAACCACGATTAATACTGAATCCGTCACCATCTTTTAAATCGGAACTTAATTGAATAGTTTTATCACCAACAACTTTTGCAGAATAAGTTCCAACTAGATTTAATGCTTTTGAAAAGTCCATTGATATCTCTGAACCATCATGATCTAAAACACGAAACCCATTACCATTTTTTTCACTCATATATTATCCCATCTGCCAACTAGCAAATCCACCTTTACCAACTCCTTCATTAGAATATTTTTTACTTCCTTGAACAGCTAAATAACAAGCCATTACAGCATCACTATATGTTCCATAAGGATATTGTAGAAGTTCTGTTATCCAATGACAAATATTACAACCACATCCTTTTTCTAATTCCCAATCATACTCATCTTCTTCCATTGGTATAACCCACCTACCATTTTGAAAATCAGTTGCCATAGCAGGAACACCAAAATCTAAACTTTTCTTCTGTTGAGATCCTGTAGTAAAAGGTTCTATGTTCATTTCTACACCTTGTAGATCATCTAACCAATCTATTATAGCTTGTTGATAAAAGTTATTCTCAACTACAGCAGCTACAGGTGCTACCTCATTATACATATCTATTAATTCTCTTGCAGTATCAGGTGAAGAAAACTTACCTCTACGTATTTCAATAGGATATCTAATTTTCTTCTCTTCATCAAAAGCTAAACCAAATAGTACAGTATACTTAGAGGATTTACCTTGACCTATTGCTAAATCAACACCTATAAATTTTTCTAGATTATCTATATAAGGCATATCTTGTCTTGAAACACAACAAGCTTTAATATTATCCTTATTAAATACTTTATCAAAATCAGACATCATTAATCCACGAAAGGCTGGATTAAAGTATATTGCACCTCTAAATTTAAATTCTTCTATAAGTGCTTCCTTAGGCCACCGTTCTTCCCAAACTGGTGTAAAGTCCTCATCTATAAAATACTTATAAGATTGAAACTTTGGTGTCTTTAATAACTTTGCAGTTAAATCATCTTTGTGCCAAGGTGTTGCAACATATATAATTCTAGCTTTTGGACCAGATTTAATATCCATCCAGTTACCAAAGAATGCATCTATAACTTGTTGTCTCATACTAGGGTTAAGAATAGCATTCTTAAAAGAAACAACATCATCAAATAAAACTAAATCAGCTTTACCTCCAGTAGCAGAAGCTAATACTCCACAAGCTTCTATAGATGAATCCTTTCTAACATGAGTACCAGCTAATCTAACTTTAGATGCAGACCAAAGAGGTGCGCCTTCATCTGTTATGTCTGGAAATATATCATGAAACTTACCACCCTCTTTTGATATATGACCTTTTATTTCCTGTAATATCTTGCAAGATAAGTCATCAGAATGACTTATAATCTTAATTCGTATATCTGGATTGTTTCCTAACTCCCATAAACATCTCTCTACACTTATTGTAGTTGTTTTACGATGATCTTTAGGAGAAGTAATAACAGTATATATGTTATCAGTTATATGACTATGCCACTCTTGATGCATATTAGACAGAGGACATTCAAAATCAGTTGCCATATACTGAGAAAAAGCAAAAGGATCTCTCCTAGCTCGTTGTCTTATCTTCTCCAAGTTCAATGAGAGTAAGTGCTCTTTGAGTTTCCTTGAGTTTTGTGTCAAGTTCTCCATCATCCAACCCCTTTAAATCTACACTTATTGTTGTTTCTGTTTTAACTGTAGGTTTACCAAGTATCAATCTCCTTTGTTCATTAACTAATCTAATAGTACTAACAACATCACTCCAAGATGTAGGTTCTATTTCTTCAGAACATATCTTCTCTAGAATCATATCTTCTAGACTAGTTAATATACCTAATTGTTTTTCATCTTCTTCTAATATTATTGTATTGTTTGATTGTTCTTTTATACTTAATCTAGCTTTAAGCATACCTTGTAGCTTTTCTATTTTATCATCCCAACCATCTTCAACTTTCCATTTAGAAAGAGTTGGTTGTGTAACACCAAGTTCTTCAGCTATACTAGATAAAGTATTCCTACCTCTATATAATTTAAATGCTTCTTTTCTTCTTTCAGTATCTTTAGGCCTAGCGATAATATAACCTCCATTTTTATTTATTTTATTAATAATACTATATTTTCAATATGTTGTCAATATACATTATCTAATTACATCTTTTAGAATTAGAAAAGTGCATAAAAAAACCCCACAATGATAATTTTATTTACCATTGCAGGGTAAGGAGGAATTGTTAGACCCGATTATCTAACAAGCACAACCATGAAAAATACTAATCTACTTCTTTTCTTCTTCTACAACTTTAGGTTTTGTTATATCTTTTAACATAGAACCGTCTTCTAACTCTTTGTTAAAATATTCTTTAAACTGTTTAATTCTTAACTTTTGACCTTTGTACTCGAAAAAACCACCCTTATGAAACACTATACTATCAAGTTTAATACCTAAAGTTATAGTATCCATAACTTTATCAATACCATGTGAATAAGATATTTCTACTTCTACAGGACTACGTGGTCTATCCATCTTATTCTTTACTATTGATACTCTACAACTCATACCAATAGGATCTTCAGATTTCTTATTTTCTGGATGTATAAAGCCTGTATTAGCTGTCTTTAATCTAACAGAAGAATAAAACTTTACAGCATTACCATGTGGTGTTGTTTCAGGATTACCAAATACAATACCTATTTTTTCTCTTACTTGAGATACTAATATCAATGCTACTTTACTATTCCATATTAACTTATTAATTTTTCTTAATGCAGTAGAGACAATCCTTGCTTCTGACGCTAATGCTTTTGTATCTTCTGTTTTTCCAGCTTCAAATTGTTTCTTACATCCTAATACTGATAATGAGTCTACAACTAAACAAGCAGGTACTTTATTCCTTTTAGCAAATTCACAAGCTAATTCTATTTTATCAAAAGCATCTTCAAGATAATCAGAATCAAGTATTAACAATTTAGAATCATCTATACCTAATTTCTTAGACCAACCAGATAACATAGAATTCTCAGTATCTAGCATTATACCAACGCCACCATTCTTCTGACAAGATGCTAATAAATTTGCAGCAAATATACTATTATGTGTTACTATAAAATCTTTAGTAACAAAAAGTTTACTTTTATGTGCTACTGATATACAAGTTACTTCTTTCTTGTTCTTAATAGATACAATTTTTTGTAACCTTCTACCATTAGAACCTCTTTTATAAAATTTATATCTGTCAACTTTTCTTTTTAACCTGAATGGTACTAGATTATTGAAATTAATTATAACACGATAACTTAATCTACCACGTTTCTTAACTCCTTTATGCGTATAGAAAGTGTATCTACTTGTTACTTTACACTTACCACCAAGAGACAAAACAATAAATTTTACATTTTCTGACAATTGCTTTGATGTTGTACTATATTCCATAAAACCACTAACAGAACAATGACCATCAGAATCCATTAATCCTCTAAGAATTTCTAACCTAACATTAATATTATTAAATAAGTATTCTCTAGGAACAAATTTTTCATATGATTTCTTACCTAGCAAACCAACATTTCTAAGTTTATCACACATACCTGAAATAGTATATGAGTACTTACCACAAGCATCCTTTCTACATATACTACCAAGAAACTTAGGTATTTCTACGTCAGCAGTTGTTAGTTTTACAACGCACTGATTACCTGTACTATCTTTCTTTTTGTAATCAGCTAAATGACCACCACCTATTAACAATCCCAATAAATAAGGATCAATACTAACTTTTTGTTTATTAAATTTAATAGGTTCTACTAGTGGTATTTCTACACGATATTTCTCTTTTGGTATTAAACCACCATAATCAATTATATCATTAGTAGACATAACTTTATAAGTTCCATATTTTTTAGAAACTTTACCTGTACCTAACTTCTCTTTTAATCTTTCTCTTCTACCTTTTACATACCACAAATGATCTTCACATGATTCAATTTCAGAACCATCATCAAATATAAAATTATAGCACTTTCTTTTACCTCTATTAAATACACCTGTCACCTTAGTTTTACTACCATCTTTTGAAAATACATAATCACCTATCTTTAAATCTGATATTTTTGACCATCCGTCAGGTGTCATAACTGGTGTATCATTTGGTAGTGCTTTTCCGGTACTTTGCCACCCGAATATCTCTGTTAATCTACCATAAGGAATTCCACCACCTAAAGAATAGTCAAGAGCACCACTACCAGTACTAAGAAATCCTAATTTATGTTCTGGTAGTGGTTTCTCTTTTAACATAGAACCAGATTTTCCAAATGTATCTAATAAATCTTCATATATTTTATCTTGGTTCATTGTAACCCCTTAAACAAGTGATTCTAATTCTTTTAACAATTTTGCTTTTCTATCTTCGGCACTAACATCAACTTCTTTATTTTCTTCAACATTATCTACCTCTTTAGCAGATGTATCAATTAGTGTAGGAACTTCATTAGGAACTTCATTAGTTTTTTCACCTGTAATATTATTAACGACATCTTTCAATTCAAAAGCATCTTTGAAATCCATAATACCATCTAGTTCAAACATACCATCTATCCAAGCATCAGACTGTTTAGGATCATCAGACAGTGTAGAATTATTAGGTGATACCTTTACAACATAACTTGTATCTAGTTTCTGACCAGTTCTTTCAATAGTTACATCTCTACCTTCATCAACATCTGTAATATCACCGTAATCTTCATCGTACAAATAACTAAGAATGTTTTCATAAAGTTGAATACCAGAACGCATTATCTGCACACCTTTTTCTTCTTCACCTCTTACAATAATATTGTAATAAATACTCTTCTTAGCACTAAACTTACTAGCTAAAGCATCTTTACCACGACCTCTCAACTCTTTAGTAAGCTCACACAAAGGACATTCTTTATTAATAACAGTAAGACAATTAACCATTCTATCATTAGGTGGTATATTCCAATGTGACCTACACTCAAAAGCTATATCACCAGCTTCACTCCAAGGTGGAAGTATTCTAATCTTACTATTACCTTCTGGTATCTTCCACATGGGTAATAGATTCCTTTGTGCTTCCTCCTGCAACCTTTGCTTTGTTTCTTTTGCTCTACTTGAATTTACCTTATATATTGTTCTTTTAGCCAAAATACCTCCTTATGAATTATAAATTAATATAACGATAACCACTAAATCTTCTAGTACTTATTAGTCAATCATCTTCTTTACCATATTTAATATCAACTAGATGATCTGCTAACTGTCTCATTTCCCAATTACCTATCTTTAGTTTAGAACCAACAATCTTTTCAGACAACTCTTTTGTTAGTGCATCTTGATCTAAAGTCAATAAATACTCCCTATAATTCTTTCTTTTAAAAGAATCACTCTTTGTGTAATAATCTTTATTTTCATCAAATAATTCCATTGCTTCCTCCTTAATCTTTATCAATATTAGAATCGGTTTTACGATTAAAACCAATAGACTTCAATACATCATGCTTCATTACAGCACTTTCTTTATTGTTTTTATATCCCTCCCATATTCTAACTTTCTCAAAATAATCTTTCTTAGCTTCTTGAACTACACCTTCATCAGCACTTACTACATTCTCAGCTTTCTTATCAGTGTCACCACACATCTTTGATTTTAGAAATATCTTTGCAGAGACTTTTTTAACTTTGTCTTTTGCTATTAATTGATCTGAGTATGCTTCTGTTGTTAGGCGTGAATAAAGATAAAAAGCTTTAACTACATTGATGTATTCATCTTCTAGGTTATCAGGATTAATGTTATACAAATTTCTAACACTATCATTAAAATCTTTTTTAAGCATTAACACCCCCAATAAAATTAATCGTTTTCTATATTATACACATTTTCTGTAAAAAGTCAAACATATATTTGAACAACAGAAATTCACTTGACAATTAGTAGTAGGCATAAAAAAACCCCACAACAATATTTAAACTGTTGCAGGGTCTTTTTACAATAAATTCTAAACTCTATCTTTTATATTTAATTCCTCCTCTAATCTTTTTACACCTAAATATTCTCTTTGACGTTCTGGAATAAATGATTCAACATTTAGTGAGTATGATATTTCATACAACATTCTCCAATGTTTAGAACAAACAAATAACTTACATCTTACGTAGTTTAAATTAGTATAACCCCAACATGAATAAGTAATAGCATTATTAAGATCTAACTCTTCTCCACAGAAATGACATTTATTAACATTCACCCCAGTTTCTCCCAACCTTTACATCAACTAATACATCACCTATTAATGTATTTTTCTCTAATATACTCTTACATTTCTCTATTAAATCTTCTTCACTTTGATGTATTTTAAAATACACAGCATCATGTTTAGTATGTATTACTTTACTCTTTTTATATTTAAGATAGTTATGACAATCTAATACCTTTGGCCAAAATATTGCAGAACTACCAGCTTGAATAGGAAAATTAACAGATTGTCTAAATATATCACCGTCCATATCAAATATATTATACTGTTTAGTTATGAACCTTCTTTTCCTACCTACAATATCAACTATTTCACCATTAAATAATGCATCATCTCTAAACCCATTTAACATTTTCTTTACATTTTTAAAATTCCTAAAGAATCCTTTCTTTAACTCTTCTGCAAACTCTGCTTCCATGTCAAATTCTATCGCAATACTTTCAGATCCTCTACCATATAATACACCATAAATAACACCTTTAATCTGTGTCCATATATCTTCTGTATAATCTAAGTTAATTATCATCTTTGTGAGTTGTTGCTTTACATCTGGTGAATCTAGAATCTCTATTAATTTATTTTCCTTTGCTAAGTACGCAGCGATCCTTAATTCAAACTGTTTATAATCCATACCAACAAACATAAATCCTTGTTCTGTAGTAAACAGTTCTCTATAACCACCTTCTCTTGGTATTGTATGTAGAGGTGATGTTAATCTACCACTAACTGTTCCATTAATATTATTAGAATTATGAATTTTACCATCATATTGTAATAACTTAAATAGATCTGTATTATAATCCGGTGTATATGAACTCAAGTTTTCAGAGTATTCTAAAAGTTGTAACTCAGTTTTAATTAACTCAACTTTAGAATACTCCTTCTTATTAATCACACCTGTAAGATATGTTCCTAAACCTTTAACCAAATGTCTCAGTTCTAATAATAATTTAGGTGCTTCATGTTTATTTTCTAGTATTTTTAATGCTGCCTCGTTTGTACAAGGAGCACCAGTAGGTGTTTTAGATGGACATTTTAATTTCAAATCTTTATATAATACTTCACCAACTTGTTTTGTTGAGTTCCAATTTATAGGTGATATATCATTAAGTTTTCTTTTTATTCTAACACATTCAAGATTTTTATTTAAACTTAAATTCTTTAATCTATTTATATCTATAGTTATTCCTGTTGATTCTATATCTATAAGCATTCTATTAACAGGCATAATAGTTTTAAAGAACAAATCTTCATAACCATCTATCACTATCCAATCCTTGAATATATTATACAGTCTAAATGTTACATCAGTATCAAAGTTATTATACAATGCTACCTTATTTATATCTTCTTTATCTAAAGCTAATTTACTTTCTAAATTATAATAAGGTACATCTGTATATACTGATGCAAGCGTCTTTAAACCATGACTTACATTGTCGTTTAATATACCTATTGCAGCATAAGTATCAAAATACCAATTCTGTACTTCTATACCATACCTATTTTTAAGAAACAAAACATCAAACTTGGTATGTGATACAGATCTTATATTTAATGCAAATATCTTCTTATACCATTCTTGATTAAAAGGTATACATATAGATGAACCTTCAGCAAAAGAGAAACTACAAGTTACTATATTATCATTATATGTATTCAGACCAGTAGTTTCTATATCAAAAGCATATGAATTACATTTACTTACCAAATTATACACCTTTTGAAAATCTTCTGTATATATGTATTTTCTTGGTATAGGTTTATATTTACCTTCTAGTACACGAAACGCCTTATATATATCTGATTGAAACTCAAACAAATTAGCTGGTCTCTTAATCAAAGAACTAGGATGATATGTAGGCATTATTCTTATACCTTCCCTAATATCATCAAACACATACCCCCTCACATCAGATATTTTCTTATTACCTAAGAAATATTTTGTAGCTACTGCACCTAAAGGGACAATAACTTTAGGTTTAATTTCAAATATTTCATCTTCTAAATAATCCTTACATGCCAATACTTCAGGTGGTTTAGGATTACCCTTAGATAATTGCATACACTTTAAAAGTGTAGTCCTATATACATCATTTAATTTATAACCTGCCTTCTCTACACACTCTGACAATAACATACCTATTACACCAGATATGGGTGACCCATATACAGCATCTTGTTGACCAATAACATCACCAACAAACATTATCTTATTATCAGTATTACCTTCACCCATAATCCAATGATTCATTCTTTTATTTCTACTATTCTTTCCTAAGTGACATTTATCACACTTTCTCATATCTCTCCTTTTTCATTAATAAGTATTTTTTTACTTGAACATCTGGTATATGTAGAGGTATTGTACTAACACAACCCCAACATAATTTCTCTGATTCTATATTAAACTCCCAAGAATCGTACTCATAATTAAGTCCACATACTGTACAAGTTTTAGTTTTCATTTTTCTCACTTAAAAATAATAAATACTTTCTTAATTGATAAACATTTATATGACTAGGTACACTATTAACACAATCTACACAATAACCTACTATTTGTTCAGTATATTCATAGACTTGTTTTTCTTCTCCACAACATTTACATTTTAATATTCTCATTTTATATAAGGAATCCAATCACTACAGTTTAAAGATATTTGTGTTATTTCTTCACATTCTCTAAAGTCTACACCAAAATCACCAAAATGTATACTATGTCCTTCTTTACATCTTTCATTTACTACAGAACAATCATAGCATACCCTATTATGTGTGGATAAGCTACTAAATTTCTCACCACACTTCAAACAATTTCTTTTTTCTCTAACTATATCTCTAGGAGATATAGATTTTTCAGTACGAATATATGAACTTTTTCTGCTTTCACTTGCTAGTTTTCTGGTTTCCTTACATATGATTTCTCTATGTTTACGACAATATTGTTTATTGGATGATCTGGTAAGTAGCTCTCTACCACAATTTTCATATTTACAGTATGTTTTTCTTATTCTTTTAGTTAAAAATTTACCCTTTATAGCCATTTATCCTCCTAGCTTTTAATTTGCTTAATATGTATTTCTCATGTTGTTCTGGTGGAATGTGGTCTATAGGTATTAAATTAAAACATTTATTACAATACAAAGCTAACCACATACCAGTTTTTATAATATGATTTTCACCACAACCTTTACATTTATCAATCATAATTTTCCTTTTTTAAAGATATTAAATATTTTTCATGTTGTTCTAAAGGTATATGTTTAGGTATAGAATAAAAACAAATATTACAATATTGTGGAAGAAGATCTGGATCATGTATATTAGGATCATGTATATTAGGATCATGTATATTAGGATCATGTATAGATCCACAACACGCACATTTATACACACTCAATTTAAGTTACTAAAAGGTGTAATCGTAGGTAGATCTAACACATACAAGTAATCATATTTAATTGTTTTTATTCCTAACCTCTTCTGAAATATACTAAATTCATAACAACTATACTGTGGTGATGAGAAAAATTCAACCATATGATCTTTAACCTTTTCTATAGTATAACCTTTTTTCTCACTGAAAGAACCTGTAAATTCTTCCCATTTTTTATCACCTATTTTTCTAATATTTACCTTATATTTATTCATTTTTCATCTCCTGCAAAACTAAGAATGTTGTTGACATAATTCAATCTGTATGTCAAGTGAAATATAGTTGTCATAAGTCCTGTAAAATGAGGTGTTATCTAAAATATGCTTGACACATTTTAAGATACTTGTTATAATTAATCTTTTAAGAAACTTGTTTCTTATTTTTTTAGCTTTTTTGAATGAACGTAGTGAATGGAAGCTAAAAAAATCACATCAAAATTTAGTTTTTAAAATAAAAATATTATAACATAAAAAATTAAATTTTAAAATAAGTTTTTTAAAAAGTCATCATTTAATTTAGGAAAGGTACACACTTATTTTATTACAGTATACTCAGAATCATTAAATCATTAAATCTTTTCATACAGATTTTAGAACAAAAATATTATATTCTCCTGTAAGAATGGATGCTGTTAGCATTATACCAACAGCATCCAATTATAAAAATAAGTTACCTCTTTCCAGCTTCTAAAATAGGCATATTAGCTTCTGTAGGAATATAAATAACCTCACTACTTCCATCTTGTAGGCCTTTAACCCATAGGTACTTTAAATACTCTTCGTTTTCTTTCAAGCTTTCACCTATAATCTCATTGGCTTCTGCAACACCTTTTGCTCTTTCAACTTCTGCATTAGCCCAACCTGTAGCTTTCACAATACTAGCTTCAGCATATAAAGATGCACTATCTCGTTCAGCTTTTGCTTCTTCTACAAGAACTTTCTTTGTCCATTCCTTTTCTCTCAACTCAGCTTGACCTCTCAAGTCCTGCTTGTATATCCTATATTTTGGAAATACATACATAGATACTGATACAATACCAATAATAAAAGCTAAAATTATAGACAAGGTAATTATTACTGATTTAAGTTCTTTGTTCATAATATCCTCCATAAAATTAAAAAAAAATTAACAATTAAAAGCAACCACAGTTCCTACAACAACTATTGAAAAAATAACTAACCACTCACCACTTGACCTACCATAAAAAAGATTAACAAATCTATACAACATAATACAACTCCTTTATAATATTATTATAAATATAAAAACAACTATTAAAAAACTACTGACTGTTCAAAACTTGATAAACTTTCCATAAATTGAATAAGTTTATGTAACATAATAATATCTCATTAAAAATTAATCTACACCAACCACTGACCAACTGGCTAAAGCTGTATTCTGTATAGCTTCACATACACTATTTAGTGTTAATGTTCCATGTTCCTTATGTGAAACATAAGATTCACAATAGTGTTTACCTTTATACAAGATATATTTATTTACTGTGTGACTGTTACCACCTTTTTCTTTGGGTAAATCAAAATGTAAAGAAAATGAATCTGGATCTAATTTAATATCACTAGGTATAAAGAACCATTCACCTTGTCTTTGTGCAAATTTACCACTATCCTTTTCATACTTTAAAACTCTTCTAGGTTTAAGAGATTTGAATGCAGCATCAACACTTTTAGGATTGGTCTTTAACTTAGATATAAAATAACTGTCATCATCCATACCACATATATAACTAGAATTTTTATACTTAATTAACATACTTCCTGCAATATGATATGATTTTTCATAAATTGCACCACTAGGCTTTCCTGTTTTTTTAATAAAGTTTCTGCGCTCTTTATATGTGGCACCTTGAGGAACTGTCTTTTCAAAATTTTTAAAATTCTTCTTTTTTGGTGTTGTGTAATTAGATCTATCTTGGGTAATATCAATTACTTGCATGTCAGATACTACTACACCTGCATTTTTTAAACAAGTAAAGCTTGTGGTTATTACATCTTTACTACAATTTTGTAATTCTTCAATAGTTTCATTAATATCATATCCTGATTCATAACCATCATATTCATCACCATTAATAACTATAAACTTACCTGATTTTATTGCTATATCAAAATTATTATAACTATCATATTGTAATACACCTTCACATATGAAAAATTCTGATAAATTTTGTTTTTGACCGGTCATAAAATATTCAATTATATCAAAATTACAAATAACATCTTCTAAAATTTGTTTCTTTTTCACAATATTCTCCTAAACTTTTTCTATAAATATATAACAAAAACAATATTTACATCCACATGGAAAGTTATCATCATAACTATCAAAATGTCTATAATAAACATGACCACATTCACATACTCTATCGTCACCATATTTAATATTATAGAGTTTTTCTATGGTAGTTACTATCTTTTCTAAATATGGTTGTTCCATTAATCCTCCATAATTTTTGATTCAATAAGAGATATATTACTTCTAATAATATTAAAAACACCTGAATCATATGGTATCATATACAATTCAGATTCTTTAGAATACCACCATTTATAGAATTTTTTACAATTTCCTATTTTTGATTTACCTTTATAATCACCTTGTATTAGTTGTATAGGTGTAGTACCATCTTTAAAGTAAATAGTTAAAACTGCTTTTCTATTTATATTCTTTACTTTCTTTTTACCAAACATTATAAACTCCTTTCTTTACCGTGTATACATTTAAATGTAGGAAATCTTAAAGATATAGAACCATCTTTAGAATTAGTTGTTTCTTCAAAATATTATTTATATAGGTTAAATTTTCCAACACATAATATAAAAACTATACAACAAATAACAATTATACCACCAAATGCAAATATAGACTTTGTTTCATAAGAAATGGGCATATAAGTAATACAAATTGCCCATATAGAATTAATTACTAATGATATAATTACTATTTTTGTAAAAGCATACCAGTTAATATTCATACTATCCTTTCTTTTTATTATAGTTTAATTTTAATGATTCACTTATTTTCTTTTTAAATATTTATTATGTATTGGTTTATTTCTTAAAACTTTAATAATTGTATCTTTATATCTAGTATTTTTACCTTTACCAACATAAAACGGTAAAAATACTAACTCTTTATATTTAGAATTATTAAATAAAGATCTACCATCACAATAAACATAAACGTAATAGTTATTCTGTTCTTTTATTTCCATAATTATGTACAAATACTGGGAATCTTAGAGATATTCCACCTTTCTCATTAACTGTTTCTTCAAAATATCTAACTTTTATTACCTTACCAATAATTTCATTAGGATTCTTATAATAACACTCTCTTTGTTCTTTAGTAAACCCACTACCTACTTTAACTGTATTTCCTTTATGACTAATCTCTACAGCAGATAATGTCATTCTTCCTACATCTTTACCATTCTCAAAGAATCTAATTTCATCATTAATAACACCTTTAACCTCATACTCTGCATCAATAAATGATTTTACTTTAAGTAAGTCATTAGATCTTTTACCTTTATAACCTACATTCTTTCTAAGCATAACACCTTCATAACCTTTTTCTTTTGCTTCTACCTCTAATTCTTTTAACTCTTCTTTACTACTAACTATAGTTTGTGAAAGTTTCTCTGTGGTATTACAAATTGGTATTCTTTTCAATCTTTCTGAAAATATAACACTAGATGATTTACTATTAAATTCTTCTGTAGTTAAAGCATCGAATATAAAGAACTTAGGATTTCTTATATTATGATTCTTCTTCTTTATTTCCTTCATAACACCTTGGAAATCTTCTTTATTATCCTTATCTACTATACATACCTCACCATCAAATACAATATTTTTAAGACCTAATTGATAAAGATTTAGTTTCAATACACTTAAAGTAGTGAATAATTTCCCTGTCCTTGATAGAAACTTAATCTCACCATATTCATCTATCTTACAAATACATCTTACACCATCTAACTTTCTACTACCATACCACTCATCTTTATAGTCTACTAACTTCTCTTCATATTTATTTGCAAGTGCTACTTTGAACTCTGGTATAAATCCTGGAACTACTTTATTAATAATAGATGCATTAGCTCTAGTCTCAAGATCCTTATCTATAATATTATATATTAGATCTCTATGTGTCTGATTATTAAATATGAAAGTTTTTACTGATCTTAGAGCATCATGACCTGTCAATTTTCTACTACAAAGATCGTCTAGTAGAATAAACAAACTACCTGTAGATACACCAACTGGACTTTTATCAAACTTTTTTACTTTATCACTTGTTATACCATAAGTTTTATCTTCATCATTTGTGTAAAGTAATACTTTCATTATGAATTCATTACATATATACTTCTTTAATATTTCCTTCTTTTTATTTGAAGATGGTGTTGACTTCATATCATCAACAAATTTTTGTAAGTTTTCAAAATCATTGTTCATAAACTAATAACCTTCCCATATAAATATTAAACCTAAAATAGACCAACCAACACCAGTATTACCGTTGGTTAAATACATACAATATGCACCTAAACCACAAACTGCAATACTAGCCAAACCTTGAGATATTTTAATATTTTTCATTTTGATTTAAAATCCTTTTGACTAGTTAAATGATAATGTCTACAAATATTACACTTGTAATGTCTTTTACCTATATTACTGGCAAGTTTCTTTGCTTGTATTCTAGTATGTGCAATTTTTGCACATACATTAGATATTACTTCTCTACCACCAAATTTCATAAAACATGTTTTTCTTCTTTTCCTATTCCTTATTCTAGCATTAAAAGTTTTTTTTATCATAGTATTAGTAATAAATTTAAAAATATGTTAAAAATCCCCAAGTTGCTATACCAGTAGCAATAACAAATTGAAATATTCTCTGATTTCTAGTAATTTTAATTTGTTTAAAACTTGATTGCAAAATAACAGTAGACTTGATTGCAAATAATATACTACATACTAGTACAAATGTTTCCATAATTTTTCTCCTATTAAGTTAAAGGGGTGGTGAGACTCGAACTCACATTATCTGCGTCAAAGGCAGATGCCTTTCCCAATGGCTACACCCCATTTCTAAAATTAAAATATTATTTAAAGTCCTTACTAAGTTTTTAATTTCATACTATATAACTTTGTACCTTCTGCAAAAAGTACTGTTATACCATCTTTCATCAACAACATTGATGTGCGAATATCTTTACTATCTACAACTCTAATTCTAGTATTGTTCAAATTATTAAAATAAATTTCCATCTGCCCATCTTCTACTATAGATGCCACAACTCCGTTCTCCAAAACTATAAAATTATTATATTTATAATCTACATCTTTAGTGGTTCTCAATGAGTAATTATCATATTTTTCAGAAAATACAATTGTAACTCTATCATACATACCATCTTTAAAACATATTATCTGGACAACTTGTGAATCATGCTTTGCTTCAATAATCTTATAATCCTCTAATTCAGATATAGGTATTACATGGCATTGTGTGGACTTCTTTGTAGGTACAGGTATCATCAAATAAGGTTTTCCTAAAATACTTTGATAAACTAAACCAGAAAACATCTCACTAGAATTTGGCATTATATTCCAATAGGATCTAACAGTTTTAATTAAAGTATTATTAAGTATTTTGAATCTCACCTCAGACAACATATTATTATATTGTAAAAATACACTATTGCCTACAACCATCATATCATCTGCTCGTAATTGAATACTATCTTGAGGTAAATTTAACTCATTAGTTATTGATAAAATACCTTTATCTATGTGAACAAATATTGGCATTTGTGTATTTTCTTCAATTACTAATTCAGTCTTTGTGGAAGAGAGAGTATGTTCTTTCTTATTAATTTGGATCTTACTTGATCCTTTTACTATGTTTTTATTTTCATATCTTTTATAGTATAAGATATTTTCTGAAAAATCAAGATTCATAATCTCTTTAACAATAAATTTTTCTACTGAACTAATCACTTTAACTACACCAACTATAGGTATAAGCTTTCCCATATTTTCAGGAGGTGCTTCACGAACACCATTTTCAAACAACCTTTGAAACCATTCTAAATAGGTATCAGGTATAACATTAAAATCTCTAACAGCAGATGGTAATCTTATATTAGAACCAAATATAGATGCATTTTCTTTCATTCGTTTTATTAATTCTTTTTTATTATATTGTGAATGCTTACCCTTATAAGGATGTATACCAATCAATAACTGACAAGTAAGTATTGCGAATGAAAACCAATCAGTATTTTCATTAAAACCTTTTGTTTGGTGGTCTTTAACATAAGGCATTATTGCTGTTGCTGGATAACTTGGTGTTTGGTATGAATCAACATCTATAAAATAAGGACATTGAAACTTTGTATCTACTAATATATTTAATTCATTAAGATCAACAATAAGACACTTTTTAGAATGGATATTATTTATAACATTTCTCAAAACATTTATAAGATCTATAGCCATCTTATCAGATATATTGTTCATATTTCTGAAATCATTAGTAAACAATTTACAAATAGAAATAGTTTTCTTGATCCAATCCATTGTGAAACCTACATCAACCTGTCTACTATTACTGAGAATATTTAAAGGTACTATGACTTTAGAATCAGTAATATTTTTTAATTCTAAAATCTTCCCATTAGCAATCATTTTACTACGGTCATGATAGATTTTATAAATACTAGAACCTTTTCCGTAGACTTCACCCTCACCTCCTTTAGTTATAAAATCATTTTGAGTAAGGCTTATTTTTTTACCATTCTCATACACTATCAAAATAAAAACCTCCTATGGAAATATCATCATAATGTGTTCCTAATTTTTTTATTGCTTTATTAGATCTACGCTTAACAAATTCTCCTTTAATATTTTTAAAGGATGTAAATTCATTAACTACTTCTACTATATTATCTGCAAAATCACCTGAAAAAGATTCAATACCATCAGAAGCAATTAAAACAGCTTTAACATCTTTTTTAGGTATATTTATTTGAAAAGGTTTATTAACAGGTATATTATTATTGTACATATTAACACCTGCAAAATAACGTTTCTCAAACACATAAGGACTAAACTTTTTAAGATATTTTTCCACATCTTCTGAACTCTTCAAATAAGATAAATAGAAAGGCGCATTCTCTGCATATGAGTAATTCATAATTTGTACTCTACCATCTTTCATAATCTGAATAATACTACCATCTCCGAAAACTCTCACTAAAATTTGATCTTCAACAACCATTGCACACATCAAAGTAGCATCTAAACAAGCATGATCTAATCCCATTAAAGTCACTACATCTAAAGAAGGTTGTAAAACTGTGAATTTAGGCAAAGACAAACCTTTATCAGCTTTAAATTCTACAAACATATCATCAAGAAATGTTCTATGAGCTTGACTTACAAGTATTCTGGCGCCTATATCAGTATTATGAGAACTAGAACAACCGTCTGAAAGAATTACATAAGGAAATGGTTTTGTCCCATGCCTTATGTAATCCTCACAGATCGAATGAGCAGTTCCTTTAGTTAAAAAAGAATCTACTTGCATATTAGAATCCAGCTATTTGGCTGGGACCTCCTGTTCCTATAGACTGGCTTTGGCTTGAAATACTTTGACTAACAAAGTCAGCTAATTGAGCAAGCTTACTTTCAGTAGCATCACCAACATTAATAAACTTATCAAGATTGGCGTCCTGTTTAAAAGATTCCAAACATTGTTTGACAGTACTATCTTCAATATTAACACCTACAAGAACTGATATTAAGGATTCAATTTCTTCATCATGACCAACCTTCTTAATCCAGTTAGATATTCCTTCAGGTGTCATAGTTGATCTATTATCCATACCATCTGTAATAATGTACAAAGCACCATTAACATCAAAATCTTGATCTATAAGTGTTTTTGCAAAAGTTACTATAGATCCAACTCCTGAGTAAGCTGCATCAAATAATGCTGTCATACCTGATGGATTCAAACTTTTATAATCATCTATGTCTATAGTATTCAAAGTTTTAAATCCGTGAATCTCTTCCAACTCATGGTTGAATGAAATAAGTCTAATCATAAGATTCTCTGCTCTTGGTGACTTCTTACAAGCTTCTACAATTTTCTTAATAGTTTTTACCAACTCTGTATCAAAATCTCTAACACTTGATGATCTATCCACAGCTATAACTACCAATGTGTACTCTGTTGCTCCTAAATCTTCAGGTCTAATACCTGAAAAATTAAAAGCACCAGTTCCAGGAATTGTTGATTTTACTAAGTCATCTCCCATTAAATTTGGCATATTAACAACCTTTCTATTTTAAAAAGTCTATTGAATTAGAAACCTGCATACCTCTACTCTTTAAATCATTTACAAAATCTATTCCAAGCTGCTCAAAAGAAGGAACATTTGAAGTAGCATCTTCTAGTAAAACCAACTTCTTAATACTATCATCTCCAAATGCATTAGCAACATCTGTTACAGTATTAGCTACACAATGTGACAAAGCTTCTCCTGCTATAACTACAATATCAGCCCTTTCAAGAGTTTCAATAAGTCTTGTATTTAACATAGTACCAGGATCTTCAGGATCAGGTACATCTGCTTGAACTGCTGAATAATGTTCTGTCCAAAAATTACTACCTTTTGTAACATAATCTACCATTTTGAAAGACTTTTCCCACTCTGTAAGTACATTGAACAATTCTGGAACTACTTGATATCCTTCTGAACCTATCAAACAATGTGGAGGCCATATACATAGTAGATATCTACTGTTAATATCAAGTGTTTTTACATACTCTAAAGCTCTTTTTTGAAAATTAGGATTTGTAGATCTCCAAACTCCATTTTCCACATCATCTTTACTAATCAATGTGAATGGGTTTGGGTGTTTACCATCACTATCTATCCAAAATATTGGATGAGCTATATCTACATAATGATGACTATCTAAAGTTACGTGAATATCTTTGATCTTACCACCTAAACGAGAAATCATACTAGAAAGTCTTTGTATATCTTTATCTGCACCAGGTACAAACAAAGAACCTTTTGGATCACAAAAATCTTTTTGTGGGTCAATAATTAATAATTCTAAATTCAATTTTTATCTCCTTAAATATTAATAAAATTAAAATATTATTTAAAGTTCTCCTAGTAGTTTTGTTAGTTCTTCTTCAGACTTACCTTTCAAACTTTCATCTTGCTTATCTGCAAGTATAGACATAATACGTTGTTTCTTCTCTTTATTCTTTTTCCTGTCGTCTACAGCTTTAGCTTCTGCCAACCTAACTTCTATAACTTTCTTAACAATATCAAATTTAGTTAATAGAATATTATTCTTACTTGTACTTTTTACTACGAAACTTTCCTCCTCATTTTCATTTATTTGTTTGTTAAGGCCTTTAGCAATATTATCTAGAGAAATATTAGATTTTCTAGATATAAGTGGTATATCCCACAAATCCTCTACTGTTATTTGTCCTACTGGTGTATTAAAACGATACTTATCTTTACTAGCTTTTTCAAAGTTCTCCATTTTGTTTTCCTTTCATTTTTTTAAGTTCTGTAAGTTGTTTTTCATAACTTTCTTTATTAGTATCACAACAATAAGATAAACTATTTTCTATATCTTCAATCATATCATCTATTGTAGTTATAGTTTCTTTACAAATAATAGGTGATTCTGATTCTAAATCTATATAACCATTACAAGGTTCACCCCAACCTTCATCCATGTTATTTTGATGCCACTGTGTTAATTCTTCTGATTCCATGAAGATTGGGTAAGCACTACCATCACCACCACTTTCTACTGAATAATGTAATCTTAATTTGTACATAATTCTCCTTTAAAAGTTAATTTTTATAGTTCTTGAGAAACTACCAGTTACTCTACAGTAAACACTGTTTCTTTGTGTAGAGCTAAATCCAAGACCACTCAACTGATCATTAGACTTCTCTGTTTTCATTTTAGATCCAAGTACTTCAAACACTTTTCTATGTTTAGTTAGATCGTTACTAAGAAATTCATTATAAAATCCTCTTCCTTTTTCTTGATTCCTACATCCTTCTAATATAAAGAACCAATGTTTGTTACCTGTAATATAATCATCCCAGTTATTAGGTGAGTTCATTATCATAGAAACATTCTGGAATTTTTGTGTATTAATTCCCCACACTTCTTTGGTTGCTTTAGTAGATGGTAAAGATTTAATTATCTTAATACCATATGCATGTGTGTACTCAAACTCTGCAACTTTAACATACCCAGATACAGGTTTATCATAATGGAATGAATGTATTTCACCACCAAATTCTATCTCTACATCAAATCCTACATCAACTGTTTCACGTTTAGAAAATTGACGTACTTTCAATACATATTTTCCTTCAATCATTTTAGCCTTATTCTTATAAGTTATGTTCTCTACAGCATTTCTACTTCTTCCACCACCAGCATTCATATCAACATCAAGCTTTCCACCTTTAGGTGAACTCTTACGACCATAATAAATGGTTATACCACCTTTTGGTTCTATTAAATGAATATCTAAGTCATCATAATTAAACCAAGATAAAGAACACCTTAAATCACCAGTCACACTACCACCAGCTTTCTTTACTCGTTCCTTAATAGAATCTGTAACTTCACCATTATATGACCAAGAGAAGTTATTATCCCATTTAAAGATTCTCTTTGAATCCTTATTTACTGGTGCTATCAAACTCATAAGATTACCAGTATGACTATTATCAAATAGTAATTCAATCTTATCAGCCTTTGGTACTACATCCTCAATGAATGTTTTAATATCTACTTCATCTACTTTCTTTAGATTAGGTAGTTTATCTTGTGCTTCACTTTTCAATTCATCAAAAACATTCATTGACTTCTTTACTTCTCTGTTAGCAAACAATACATTATTGATGGTTATGTCATCAGTGACTGCATAACGTCTTTGTAATGACTCACCAATACCAAGTTCTTCTACTTTCTTCTGAGCATTATCTATCATACTTTTTGTAACTAATGCTGTAGGTCTTTTATAGTTTGCTGGTGCAACCTTAGTTTCAAAAGACTTCACTGATGCATCTAAAGGTTTACCATCTGAAATATCAACTAGTAAAGTACCAATCACAGTATTTCTTATCTTAGATGCAGATTTAAGTATTATAGATGTATCCCAACAATAGTTATCTTTCTCACTACTATCAATGATCTTATCATAAATATCTTTATGTTTTAAGAATAGTTCTACAATACCTTTATGTTCTGCACCTCTGTAGATGGAGTTTTGTTCTATTAGTTCTAAAACTGTCTCTACTGATTCTAATGTTATTTCATCTAATCCACGTTTAAATACTTCTTTATTACTTCTTAATTCTGATAGTTTTGTACCAACTCTATCACCACTCATTACAAATTTAGTAGGTAATTTAAAATGAAGATGATTCCATTTTATTATTTCACCATCTTCTAACATTTGATTATTAAAATCAGTTCCTATCTGTTGCTCATAATGTAAGAATACATCTGCAATGAGGTTGGATTTAACTAGTTTAGACAAGGCATCTACTACAACTTGATAGCTACCACCTACTTCAACATCCCATATAGAAACTAACTTGTTATCCTTAATAGTAACAACATTACCAGAAGCTCTTATAAATTGTCTACAACTTTGACAATCATGTTCTGTACGTTCTTTATATATAGGATTAGTTCCTTCTGGAAATGAAGAAAGATAAGTATCCCATAATAGGTCTTTATCTACATTTGTTCTAAATAATTGAGTCTTAGACATTAATTTAAATTGCTCATGAATCGGTGCTTTTAAATCAGTAAAGTTTAACTTCTTTTTTTCTAGTGTAGCTAACATAACATCCTCCTTATAAGATTAATAGTGTGATTTTTCTCTTACTATGTCGTACAACCTACCATGAATAGTTTGTGCAAAACCAATTATTTTCTTTCTTCTATCTTTATCTTTAATTATATTTCTAAAAGCTTCTCTGAATGTACTCTCATTAACAAACATAATAAACTTCTCAACTTCTTCAATAGTCATACTGTTTATACGATTATATGAATATAATTCGTCTCTTCTACTTTCAAGTGTTAATGTTTCTCCTGTTTCCTCACAATTAAATATCTTTTTCATAATTTTCTCCTTATTCTATAAATTAAAATTATTTAACTAACCAATTAAATACCCATAATGATGCACAAAACCATCCTAATGTAGCTGGTAAATTTTTGTTTACTATATTAAGTATAAAATTTGCAATAAACATTACTAAACAAAAATAAGATATAAATACTATTACACTCATAATTTTCTCCTATTTTATAAATTTAACAATCTCAACTCCGTGGATTAATAAAAGTGGTGCTACATCTATTTTGAAAGTCTCTTCTTTAACCTTTTCCTTTCCACATGAACAATGTTTAAATAAGTTAATATTATCTACTGGTTCTATCCATATGTTCCTATAATGTAAGTCACCTTCACTAAACTTTCTAAGTTTCATCTTTATGTTTCTCCCAATAAGATTTAAAATAAGTGAACCATTGATCATCTGGTATATGTTCAGGTTTTACAAAGTATGGTATCCAATCATTATAGTTTGATTCATTAGTAGATAATATTTTACCTGTATGGTGTACGCCAGTATTACCAAAACCAGAATATTTATTATTACCGTTATAGAATAATAAACTTCCATCTTCATTAACTCTATATGCGTGATTTTGACACGTAGATTTTTTTATTGCTTTTTGTAGTTCCATTTTATTTCTTTATTTTGTTTAGGCATAATTTCAATATCTCATTTTCAGTAAGGTCACCAGGATCACCAGATTTTAATTGAACTGGAATAGTATTAAAATACTCTGATAATTCATCACATAACTCTTGTTCGTAATCTCTCTTAGAATGTATGTTTGCATCGCTATCCAACATAACAAATACTGTTTTAACATTTAGAAATGCTGTAAGTAGTCTCTTTTGTTCTTTACTTAACTTCTTACCTAATATACATATACCATAATCAGGTACTTTCAATATATCAAACACACCTTCAAAAATAATAACAAAGTTTTTATATGATTTTAAATCCTTTATAGCAAATATACCTAAACTCTTTTTACCAAATATAAGGTATTTAGGAATCCTATTATATACAGATCTACCTTGCCAACCTACAATATTATTACCACTCTTAATAGGAAACACTATTCTACCATTTAGAGGTCCTTGTTGTGAGTACATACCACCTAACTTAGTACATAACTCAATAGAAACACATCTTGATTTAATATACTCTATAGTATAATGATTAGATTTCAAAGATTCTATAGGTATAAATCCATTTGGATCAATCAATTCTTTACTGTCTTGTACAAATTTTTTGTTTCTAGAAACTGGTTTAGTAGTTTTTCTATTTTTTAGTATATTTAGTATACCTTTATTTTCTACTATTCTACCAGAGTATCCACATTTCCAGCAATGATAGATCATCTTCTGTACATTTATCCAAAGATGATCTTTATCATCATCACAATAAGGATTTATACATGTAACTTTTATATCATCCACTTTTTATTACTCCAATATTTTTTAAATTGTTCTTTTGGTATGTGATTTGGAATTAATTCTTCTCTACAATTAAAACATATACCAGTTTTTTTTGATAACTTACAATATAAAATTTTATAACACATTTTACAAATAATAGTACAATGTTTCATAATATTTTATATTTAGAATTTAAATATTTTTTATGTTGTTTTAGTGGAATGTATTTAGGTATAATCTTATCTCTACACACAGCACAAACACAACCACATATATAAGATTCGCTACATTCATTAATTATATTTTCTTTACAACATTTACATTTATAATACATATTTCTTTTTAAATAATTTTAAATAGTTTTTATTTTGGCTTAATGGTATATGTGATGGTATTTTATACCATAAAGTTTCATAACATTTTACACATTTAATAAATATTTCATCATTATTTGTAATATTACCATATTTCAAACCATTAATTATAATATTACCATATTTAAAACCATTAAAAATTTCAAAATCTACATTTTTTGAAATTGTAAGTTTTTTATTACATTTTTTACATATTAATTTAATATTTTTATGAAAACCAATACCATATTTAAATTTTTTAGTGAAAAAATATGTAAGTAAAATACCAATAACATTTACTAATGTAAGTAAAATTCCAAAATATATTGAGTAAATTTTATTTGATTCAAAAAAAGATTTACTCATACTAAAACCCCAATTATTTTGTTCATATACAAACAAAGAGTTATATATTATAAAAAATATTATTGGAGTACTACATATATAGTAATATAAAAAATAGTAGATATACATATTCATTTGTTATTTTCTTCAGAAAGTTTTTCTAATTTAATTTTTATTTCTTTCTCATTACTAGAAGTCTTAATACATTTTTTATATACGTCATGTTCTGTAAGATTGTATTTATTTTTCATAGTTTCCATAGACATACCAAACTTCTTAACATATTTACTATTATAGTCTTTTGATCTTGGTCTACATCTACTACATAACATTTCTAAATTAATTATAATATGATTATCTTTGTCACCATCTTTATGTGTTGCAAATAGTGGAACTTTCTTACCACATTTCTCACATAAACTACCTACTTGTTTCATCTTTTCTTTTCTATTAAGTTTTAATTGGTAATGGTTTTTATAATAAGAATTAACACCACCTGACCATCTACCATTCTTTTCACCACTAACTGCTACACGATCTATCTTATTTATGTTATCCATAATTCCCCTTAAAAGTGTTCATTCATTTCTTTTTCTAAATCATCATCTTTATTAATTACTCTATCTAAATCTACATTATTATTTTTAAACTTTTTAGTTACTCTTTCTATATACTTATTTGCTATCATTCTATGTAGTCTATTTGTGGAGTTTATAGCAAACCAATCAAGATATTCTAAATCTACATCTTCTAATTTACAATCTTTAAATTTGCCGAATGGCATAATAAAATCATCTATTTGTTCATTTAGACTTTTCATCTCTTATCCTTTCATTTTTCTTAATCTTTGCTTTTATATATTTAGAAACTGTTATTTTGGAATATGATTGTGTACGAGTTTGTGTATATCAAAAAAAACACGTTCTACATATTTTACTATTAGGTAGAAAATCACATATTGACACATCTTTATAACAAAGTAAACATTTTCTCATATTATCTTTTTAAATTCTAAATATTTCTTATGTTGTCTTGATGGTATGTGGTCTGGTATTATTTTATCTCTACATTTTAAACAAACACCAATTAAAAATGAACGTGTAAAACTTTTATGAATACATAACGCACATAATATACAGTATTTATATTCATAGTTAGTTTCCATATTTTTTATCCATGTATTTTGACCATTGTTCTTTTGGTATATGGTCTGGTATTTTAGATTCAACAAAACAAATATAACAATAACCTTTATGTTCATCATTAGAGTTACTATCAAAACCTACCTGTTGTGTATTACATTTTTTACACAAATAATATTCATTATTCATATTAGTTTAGCATCATGAATTCTAACTTTAGCTAAGTCAACAATACAATCCACTACTCCACCTTTAGGTCCATTTTTCTGTTTGCTTATTATGTATCTTAATCTATTACCTGCTCTTTCCTCTTCTGTCTGAACAGCAGTAATTACAATATGTGATATATGTGCTTTACCTTTACCACCATATATATGTTGTAACCCTACAAATTCCTTACCATAACTAGCTGAAGATGTTTGTGTGGCTGTCCAAACAGGAACATTTAACTCAGATGCCAATGCTTTTAATTCCCTAGATGAATCTTCCACTTCTTGCCATCTGTCACTTCTCTTATTTCTTCCACCTAATTCATCTAAATAATCTACTACAATTAAATCCATTTTATCCATACCAGCTATAACTGACCTTATTTTACCTACTGTACATATACCAGATGAAAAATCCTTCACATATAATTTATTTTTATGTTCAAGTACTTTATTTTTAATTCTTTGTGAAGCTGTTGGGTCTCTCCTAAAAGTTATAAATTCTTGATTTGAGAATAAAGCATCAAATCTTTGCATCACAGTATCCATAGAATCTTCTAGGGTTATAAACAATACCCTAAAACCTAAATGAACAGCACCCCAAGCAAAATTTAATAAAGTCATAGATTTACAACCACCAGTTTGAGCAGAAATTAAACCAAATTCACCTGGAGTTATTCCACCACCAATAATAGTATCTAAACTAGTAATAGATGTTGGTACTGGCTTTTGACCAAGACTTCTTTTGTGTAATGATGATACGTATTCAAGTGGTTTATCTTCTTCAGGATCATATTTATTAGCATCTTTTAAATCTTCTAATAGTTTTTCAATTTTATTTAAATTAAAATTTTGACTAGCACTTGATAATATTTTTCTTAACTTACGTTCTTTTATGTGATTACCTATTTCAGACTTTAAAAATTTAATATCGTATTTTGTATCAAATATATCAATTATTAATCCTGATATTATAGGGAATTCTTCGTTAGAGAAATTTTGTTTAGTTAAAGTTTTGGATAGTAAATATTTAAATATATCAAAAGGTATTACATTATTATACTTATTATAATATGTTTCTAATATAGAATAAAAATATTTATAGTATTGATTTTTAAATATTTCATCATCAATATAACCTATTGTTTCTTTTAAAAATTGTTTATCTTTTAGTAGTGCTGATATTAATAGTTTCTCAAATTCATCCGTCATAATTCTCCTTTATATATTCTACTTTATATTTATGTCTTTGTTTTTCTGGTATATGTTTTGGTAATGTTATTATTTCATAGTAAATATTAGAAACACATTCACCACATATACCAATATTAACTTCTCCTGTACATGTAACACATGTACAATTATCATAATTTACATTTTTTACATTTCATAATTTTATGTTTTTAAGTTCTGGTGTTTTCTCAATTTCTTTCTGTGCTAAAAACAACCAATTTTTAGGATAATCTTTTAACTTACTACATCTGAAATAATAGTAGAATATATCAAATTGCAATGCTTCTTCTAATGTGTAACCATCTTCACATAATTCACGTAAATATGATTCTTGAGTTCTATTTATTTCTTCACTTGTTATACAACTAATATGATCTAAATATCTTTGCATAGCTACTTTAGATAGTAGTTGGTTAGGATAAGGCTTATATCCTTTAGCACTAAACTGTATCCTTATAAAATCATCTGGTGATATATCTTTCTTTTTAAGTTTTTCATTTAGCTTAGAGAAAGTTTTTCTGTGTTTTACATAAGCATCACCTCTTCTACTTATTTTATAGAAACGAGAATGTTTTTCTCTTACTAACCTCTCATATAGATTTATTAGATCTAAAGTATTCATTTTCTATTCTTTTCTATAAAAGTTTTAAAATATTTATGTCTTTGTTTTTCTGGTATATGTTTTTGGTATATGATAATCAGAGAATTTATTTATATTAAATTCATTTTCACATTCTTTACAAATTATAAATATATTTTTTTTAAAC